TGCGTCACCGTAGCCGGTGCCTGCGGCGGCGGCGGCTGCGTCACCGTAGCCCTCGACGCCGCCAGGGACATCACCGTAGCCGCCGTAGGGGTCGCCAAAGCCGACGCCATAGGGATCGCCAAATGCCACCTCCTCGGGGTCCACACCGAAAGGAACGCCGCCGAAAGGAACGCCGTAAGGATCGCCCAGGGCCGAGACAGGCACGCCAGTGCCAAAACCCACGGGGCCGCCATAGGGCTGATCGAGACCGCTGAATGGCGTCCCGAAAGTCCCAGGGATGTTCTCCTGGCTTGCCGGCGTCACGCCGCCAAACACGCCGCCGCCGAAGGGCGTTCCGGGAGCGCCGTAGGTGCTCGCAGGCTGGGAGCCATATCCATAGTTTCCAGCCGGGCCAAACGCACCTTCTACCGGCGGGCCATATGTCTCCAGGCCAAATCCGGGCGGAGTGGCAGGGCCGTACTGCTCTTGACTAGCGGGCGGGGGTGCTGCCGATGGTGGCGTACCGGACACGCCGGGGCCATAGCCAAAGCCGGGAGCGCCAGGAACAGCAGCACTGCCAGGAGAGGCGACGGCGGCGTTATCATAAGGATTATTGGGGTCGTTGTAGCCGCTGGTGAGCGGGCCGTAGCTGCCGAAGATGCCGGGGTTGCCCATGGCGGCCAATTCTTCCGCCGTAACCGGGGCTGGATTGTCAAACGGACTGGCGGCAGGCGGATTACCGGTCGGCGGATTACCAGTCGGCGGATTACCGGTCGGCGGATTACCAGTCGGCGGATTACCAGTCGGCGGATTACCGGTCGGCGGATTACCAGTCGGCGGATTACCGGTCGGTGCTTCAGGAGCCGAGGGCGGCGTCCCGACATTAGGACCGGCAGAAGGGGGGCCGCCGCCGGGGAAGCCTCCGTCGCCGAGGCCGTCCCCGCCCCGCTGCGCCAGCAGCGCCGCCACGATCCGGTCGCGCACGTCAGGAGGCAAGTTGGCAATGCTGTCGGGATTGATGCCGGCCTGTAACATCCTGAAATACTCCTCCTGATCCACGGCCACTCTCCCTAGACGTTGACACCGGCCGGTTCATACACCGCCGCGATCGCGATCAGCTCCACGTCCGGCCTGGCCTGCTGCGCCACCGTGACCTGCACGATGGGCGCGTGCGAATAGCCGGTCTCGCCGATCGAGATCCACAGGGTGTTGCGCGCCGGGATGACGAGCAGCGCCGGCTGGTCCCACTGCCCGTACTGCGCGATGTCGGCGGGGGATGGCGGGATTACCGCACCCGCCGGTCCCCATAGCGCCTGGTCCCACACGTCGCGCAGGCCCGGATCGGGGCCGGGAGGTGGCGGCTGCGGAATGACGATGAGGTTGTCGACCGTCGCCGCGAGCTGCGGGACGAACGGTTCGCCGGCGCTCGACTTGAACGTCGCGCGGGCCTGATGCCACACGAACTGCGCGGACGGCGCGCCAAACATTTCCCATCCGCCCACCAATGTCGCGACATAAGCGCGGCCGTCATCGAGGCCGGTGCGGTCGGCCTGCATGATGATGCCGTCCTGCGTGCCGAAGAACATATCCGCGCGCATGCGGATGAAGCACGTCGCGTCGTATCCGAGAAACCTGCACCAAGCGCCCGTGATGTTATTGACCACCAGGCAGAACCGCTCGCCCGGCTTGCCACCGGGCAGAGCAACGAAGTCGCCGCCATACTCGTCCCATTTCTTTGCCGTCCACGGCCACGCGCGCTTTTCCGCCACCGCTTCCCGCCACAATGGTTTGATCGTGCGCGTGAGCATGGCGAGCTCGAGCTGCCCGGCTTCCTTGGTGATGGCCTGCGACAGCGGAATGATGCCGTCGACGGTGAGCAACAGAAGATCGCCGCCGACGCTGATATGCGCGTTCATGCCCATCGGCGGCGAGGTCATGTAGCGCCCCTCTTGCCGCCAGTTGGCTGCGTCGGAGGGGTTCGAGCCCGTGAAGATGAGCACCTCGCCTTCCGAGGTGATGAAGACGTTCTTGTCGTCGATGCCGTCGCCCGCGTCGAGCGACCAGCTTGCGCCGGAGACCAGCTTTCCGCCACGAGACGCGGCCCCTGCCAGCGGGATCTTCGCCAGCAGGCCGCCAACTGAGTCGATCGGCAGATACCACGCATTCATCGAGCCGGCCTCGATGAAGTAGAGCCGGCCGCGGTATTTCCAGACGTAGGAGAGGTTGCGGCCGAACTCGACCGCGGAGCCGGCGGGGCCGGTGATCTTGGCGGCGCCGTCTGTTGGCGCGGGCGCGCCCGCCGTGCCGTCGAGCGTCACCCAGCTCGTGCCGTTGAACCGCAGCGGGTAATCGCCGCTCTCGTTGCAGGCGACCATCCAGTTGGTGCCGGTGGCACCCCCGGCGGCGTTGGCGAGCTGTGCCGCGACGTAGTTGCCGGATGTCTGGCCCGACTTGATCAGCACGGGCGTTGCACTGGTCACGTCGAATAGCTTGGTGTCTTGGCCGGCATACATGCGCTGCACGTTGCCGCTGACATACTCGAACGCGGAGATAACGGGCTTTCGCGTTATGACTGTCGGATTCGCCGTCCAGAACGTCGGGTGCGCTGCGCGGTCATCGGCAAACGTGCCCGACGCCGCGCTAGTGTGGCTGACGGCAACATTCCAGAACGTGCCCAGCCTCTCGTCAAACTTCACGGCGCCGAGCGTGTTGTAGAGCGTGGCGTTCGCCCACGCGACAGCGCCCGCAACGTCGAGCGCGTGCAGGTCGCACCACCGCACATAGCCACCGCGCAGTTTAACGCCGCGCGTGGTCGGCGCCCAGTTGTCCTGCACCAGCGCCCCGCCGGGCTGCATGTAGGCTTCGTTTTCGTTCTGGATGATGCCGCGCGTTGGCGCCGGGATCGTGATGGTGCGCAGGTGCTGCGCGACCTGTTGGTCAACCGGCTGGCGGCGGAAGGCGGCGTGCGCGCTCATGATGCATTACTCATGGCGTCGGCACCTGCCAGGGATACGCCGTGCGGGCATGCGCCGAGATCGGCAGGCGATCGATGATGATCGGCGCCGGACTGTCAGTCCCCATCGCAAGGGCCATGGCGTCGCCCCAGGTGCCCATGTCCTCGGCGTAGGGCGAGCCCTTGTTGGCCTTCCACTGCCAGAGCATGCCGAGCTTGAGGATGCGCTCGGGCAAGCGATAGGTGTCGCCGTCGGCCACGAAGCGGTCGCCGAAGCCGCTTGAGGCCAGCGCGATGGGGTTCTTGTCGAGATAGGAAAATCTTGCCGTCGTGCCCACGCCCATGATTGGCCAGATGTGTATCTGCCCGCCAAAGATCGTCCATTCGCCCCAGGCGTGGGACCAGTTGGCCGAGCGGCGTTGCAGCCACTCGTCGGTGTTGGGAACAAACTGCATCGGCTGTAGCGTCGAGGTCGAGCGCCAGACGTGGGAGTTGGTCAGCATGCGCAGGTAGTCGGCCGGCAAGGGGAATGCCTCGGTACCGGTCATGACGTTGCCCACCAGCACGCCAGTGCCGGTCAACGTCGTCTGCTTGCGCAGCATCGTCCAGTCGCGCATGTCGCCGGCGATGCGCGCCGCCATCTCGTTGGCCAGCGCCAGCATCTCGAACATGGTGCGGTTGGCGTTGATATTGGCGACCACGGACGTCGTCTGATGGACGCCGACCGCCGCGCAAACGTCATTCACCACCGTCAATAGGGTCATTACGCTGCCTTGTTGGGCCGTGCCTCCGCCGCCATCCGAAGCAGGTTCTTGCGGCTCGGCGTGCCGACCGGCTCCACGCCGGTGTGGGTCGCGATATAGTCGCGCAGTTGCTCGACGCTCATGTCGTCAAAGGCAGTATCGGCAGGACTCTCCTCGGCAGCGTTTGTAGGCGATGGGACGGCTTTCCCCTTCAGCATCGCGTTGTCGGCTTCCAGCACTTCCGCGCGCGCCCGCAGGGCTTCCAACTGCGCCCGCAATTGCATGTCGGGGGCAGCCTGCATGGCCCTGGCGATGTACTCCTCCGCCTTGTTCTTGAGTTCGCGCCCGCCATGCCCGAGGTTCTTGAGTTCCTGGCCGTCGACGGCGGCGAGCGCCTCGACCGTGTAGACATTGAGCGCCCGCAGCTCGGCCCGTTTCCCTTCGGTCAGGAACGGCAGCATCGCCAGCGGCGTGCCCGACGCAGTCTGTGTCTGGTGCTCCTTGAACTGCTGGTATTGCCGGTTGAACCGCTCGGCGTAGGTCACCTGCCGCTGCCGGCCGGTGTAGGGGTCGTCCACCCAAGCCCACACCGCGCTCGCCGGCTGCACCGACGAATTGCGCGAGCCGGGGCCGCGGATCTCCACCTGCTCGACGTCATCGAAAATCGGCCGGCCCGCGAGTTTGCTCTTGTCCTCATTTTCGAGCGCGAGAGTCTTGAACTGCACGATCAGCAGATCGTCGGGATTCGTCGCTGGCATGTGATTACCTCGTTACATCGCTGTTACGTTTCGTGAGCGTCACCGCCCGCCCGAAGGACAGGAACGGGCGGTGACGCTTGGCGGGCCGCCGTAAAACTCTCCCAAGTAAAACGGCGGCCTAGCTCGTGAGAGGCTGGTTACCCCTCGCGAGCATTCATCAGCCGTTCATCAGGCGGCTGGGTTGGAGTCGTACATGCGCCAAGAAAATAATGGGTTGACCATCGTGAGTTCACCCATCCATCCGATGAACTGAGCGACAGCGTCCTTGTCGATGGGCATCTGCCCGTCGCCGTCAAACAACTTGTCGAAGTTGCGCGAAGGGTGATAGCGCAGGCGCAAGCTGTCGGTGTTGAGGCCGAAGGTGGTGTTGGCCGGCATGTTCGAGCCGATGCCGCCGTCGAGCACGATCTCGGCGCGCTTTCCGCCGCCGATGTATTCGAGCGCACTGAAGCCTAACTTGCCCAAAGATGTTTCATTGGTCTGGCGCTGGATCGCGATCGTGGCCGCGTCATAGGCCGAATAGTGTTCCGGCGACATGATCAGCAGGTCGGCGTAGTCGCGGCCGCGCGATTGCCGCGTCATCACAAAGTTCAACATTGGCCGAATGGTTGTCGAGGTCACCTGCGTGCCGATTGCCGAGAGCGACACGCTGCCGGCGCCGCCGCTCGCGTCGAACGTGGTCGTTCGCCAGATTGTCGCCGTGGCGCGATCGATGCCGCCATACACGCCGCTGGTGGTGGTGATGGGCACCGCGGTTGCGAGCCCAGTGATCTGCTTGTTGCCGTTGGCCGTGCCGTCGCTGTAAACGCCGGCATCCATGGTGTCGCTAAGGCTCTTCTCGGCGGCTGAAATGTAGGAATCGAACACGTCGAGCAGCTGCGCCTCGCCCTGATTGTTGAGCAATTCCTGGGACGACAAGATGATCGGCACGACGACCATCTTGGGCTCGAAAAACGCGTCATTGAATAAATCGATCGCCGGGTTGAGCAGTTGGTCGTAGCCCGAGTACCACTGGGCCGTCTGCTTCCCTATTTGCAGCGTCTCGCGGATGCGCGGGCCACTGTATGTCTGCCACATGCCTTTGCGCTTGAGAACCGCGAGAAGTGCGTTGTTGTTCGAGACGAGATCCTGGTAGCCCGAAGATCGGTCCTCCAGGCTCATCGAGAGGATCTGCTGATATTGGGCATTTGTCGTGATATTCGGCATGGACGCGCTCCACGGCCGCGCCGGCAGCGCCTGGCGGGCTCTACGGGGTCAAACCTCAAAGCGACCCGTTGACGCGCTTGATGGCGTTGGCAATCGAGTCGCGGCGGCCAACCGGTTTACTGTCGGAGCGCGAACGCGAGACTCCGTTCGAGGAGCCGCTATCGGGCGCGCCGTGTATTGACCGGTCGGAAGTGCGGGTTTGAGCCGCTGAGGTGCGGGTTTGAGCCGCGTGCGTGGCAGGCCTTAGAAGGTCTGCCCGCTGGTAGGCCGTCGGGAGATCGAAGCCGAGCTTCAATTCCCTTTCGATCAAATCGCCTAGCTCGTCCAGGCGCGGGTGGGTCTCGGCGAACCGGTCGACGCCCGCGCGTGTGTGAGAAAAGCGCCGCTCATAATGCAACTGTTGCAAACCGCGTGCAATAGCCTGCTGCTGTTGGTGCAGTTGCCCCATCTGATGTGAGATGGCGGTCTGCGTGTTGGCGAGCTGCAATGTCTTGTGCTGGTCCGGCGTTTGATTTAGCACATGCCACGCGATGTCGCGAAGCGTCAGCTTCTGGCCGTCCGGCGTGTGCAGATTGAGATTGTTGACAATGAGGTCGAGCCCGGCGATCGGGTCGGCCCGCAGCTTATTCTCCATACCGACGTAATTGTTGAGCGCACGGTCGAGCGTCGTACCGTGCTGCTGCGCCATCTGGTGAAATGGCCGGATGGCATTCATCGCCTCGGTGTCGGCGCGCATGCGGCCGTAGTGCTGCGAGAACTCCTTGTTCATGCGCTGGACGCTGGCGCGCACGCTCTCCGGCGCCGCGGCCCACTCGGCCTGAGCTTGCTGGCTCCAGCGCCGCGGCGGGTTGCGATGGGGAGCGTCCGCAGGCAACTGCACGATGTTCCATGTTGCCGGAGGTGCAGGCGGCCGGGTTGGAGCGGGGGTTGACTGCCCCCCCGGAATATTTCTCGGAATATTTTTCTCGTTTTCCGGCGTAGCTTTTGCAGCAAAATGGCCATGTTCTGCGCGCTCGCGCGGTGCATCGGAACCCGTTTGCTCGGTCGGCTTCTTCTTGAGGTCGAGCGGCGGCTTCTCGCGCTCCATCGGTTCGGGCGGTTGGTTGTGGCCCATCCTGGGCTTCGCCGCCTCCGGCTCGGTGGTGCGCTGGAACGCCCTGCGGATAACGTCGCGGCGATGCTCGGCGGGGCCTTTGACGACGTCCTGCGCCGGCTTGTCGGGGGCTTGCGAGCCGACCGTCGACGGCGGCGGAGCGGCCGGCGCGATCGCCATCTCGTTGGACGGAGCGGGAGCGGGTGCGGGGGCTGAAGGCGCGGGCGCGCTCGGCGCGATGTTGGTCTCGGACATATGCTCTCCTGGCCGGCATTGAACCGGCGGTGGATCGTCAGGAGAGTTTTCACCAGCAGCTTTAGCGCTGGCGCACTAGCATCGCGCGCGCGATCTTGTCACGGCGTTTGTCGGCGCGGGCAAACTCTTTGCCGACAGACTGCGGCACGTCAACCTTGTCGGCGAACTCCTTGGAGTGGGCAACCGCCTGCATGAAGCGTTTCTGGGCCAGACTTTTGGATGGCATTCAAAACCTTTGGATGGCATTCCTATGGCAAATTAGCTTTCCTATCCGTGGTTGGTCGGAGCAGTACAGCTATGGCATATGCCGTCTGCAGATTTATACCAGCGCGCAACAACGGCTCTATCAGATAAAGCAACTCGTCAAGGGGCGGATGATCCATGGCGAGCGCATCACACTTGGCTCGCGAACGTTTAAGCTTCGCGCGCGTACTCGGCATACCAAGCCTCCATCCACTGCTGGTCGTCCATCACCGCCTTGACTTCCTCTCGCGTCGGCGGCCCGTTACGCCGATAAGCCTCCGACATCACGGCCTCTGCCAGCATTCGCACCCGCCGCTCATGCGGGCCTTCGCGCTCTTCGGCCTTGCCTGTACTCCGCGAGGACCCGTTCGAGCGTCCGCCGCCGCTCGACTTTCGTTTCGCGGGTTTCGACATGACGCCTCCTCGGCTTTGGCCGCTCGGTCCCGACTTCGGTGAGCCCGAGGCTGCGGCCGACCGCGCGGAATTTGGCCTTGCTCTCGTAGAATTTCCCATCGACCTGCTCCGTTGGCGGCATCGTGTCGCTGATCACGTTCGGCAGCGGCAAGTCGGAGCGCGCGGGCTGCGGCACGTCTCTCCGTATCCGCCAGAGCCCGGGCGACACCTCGATCAAATCCAATCGCTGGTCGCTCATGTCACGGCCCTATCCCGCGGGAAGCCCAGCCGTGAAGTTGAACGGCGCCACGCCGGCGAATGCCGTGGCGCCAAAATTCGCGGTGGCGCGCTCGCCCGCGAGGCCGCCCCCGATCGCGGCAAACAACGGCAGCCCCAGGGTGGAGATGCTCAGGCCGGATGTCCCCGCTGCCGGATCGGCCCCCGGAATGCCGTTCCAGTCGCCCATGGTGGGGGACACCTCGCGAAACCAGATCGTTTGCGACACCAGGTTGACGGCAACCGCGACAATGCTGCCGGCAGCGCGCAACCCAATGCCGAGGCCGGAACTGATATTGTCGACGAAGAGGCCGCCCGCCCGCCGCACATGCACCGTTCCAGCGCCCAAAAGAGCGACCGTCAAGTCGGCCGCGGCCGTGGCCATGCCGGCACTAATCCCAGCACTTGTGAGGACGTCGAACCTGTATTCCCAGTAATACCTGCCGGCCCCGAAACTCTGCACCGACCGCACGCCGGCCAGCCCCGAGGCGGTCGCCGTGAGGTTTTTGTTGCTCAGCGTCATGCCGAACTGGTCGGCAGGATTGAGATTCGTGAATGGATTCGGCACCGGAACGCCGGCCGTGGTCACGAACACCACCGGCAGCCCGCGATCGGCGACCTTCGTCACCGCAATGCCGCGCGCGTTGGCGGCCTCGGTGACCGGCAGGCCGGTAGTGGCCTCGACCACCGGCAAGCCGCTCCTCGCTACGCTAACCACGGCCAATGCCATGTCAGCCCCCAGCGGGCTGCTGCTCGGGCTTTAATGCCCAGGTCCAGCCGGTGCCGGGCACGAACACATAGACGGGCTGCTGCTGCGGCTGTTCCGGCTGCTCGATGGGAGCCCCCTCCTCAAGGGCAGGAGTCAGAGGCTCGTTGATCGATGTAGGCGCCATGGAACCCTCCATCTTGAATGGTTTGAACGGGCGGGCGCAATGGGATTTTGCGCCCGCCCATCCGCGTTATTTCTTAGGCTCAGGCTTTGCTGGCGGAGTCGGCAAGCCCTGATCCGGCCGCGCGGGCGGCTGCGCGGCCCAGGCCCAGCCTTGGCCCGGGACGAACACATAAACCCACTCCAAGCCCGGAATCGGGGCCGGCTTAGTCGTGGGCTGCCCAGGCAGTCCCTGGTCGGGATGGCCCGGTGTGCCCGGGAGTCCCTGGCTGGGGTAAGGCGGTGCACCAGGCAAGCCCTGGCTCGGATACCCTGGCAGCCCAGGCAAACCTTGGTCGGGGCGGGGCGGCTGTCCAGGCAGGCCCTGGCTGGGGTAAGGCGGCTGGCCCGGGAGGCCCTGATCGGGACGCGGGGGCTGCCCTGGCAAGCCCTGATCGGGATGGCCGGGTGCCCACGGCAAGCCCTGGCTGGGATATGGCGGCTGCCCCGGAAGGCCCTGGCTGGGGTATGGCGGTGCGCCTGGAAGGCCCTGGTCGGGATGGCCGCCATGGTAGGGGTAGCCTTGCGCAATAAACCACATCATCGTGTCTCCTTTTGTTGCCTTCTCTTGAGGAACAGTCTTCCGGTTATCAACGTCGGCAGGCTCAGGCTTAGGCTTCGGCTTCTTTTGTGAAACAAGGGCGGCAGACTTAGTGCTCGTTTTGAGTCTCGGCATCGTATGCCCCTTGTTGAACGGGATATTAAGTACGGCCGCTTACGTAAAGGTCCAATTCTGCGACGCCGTGGTGACAACGCCGCCGGTGATAACATTGACCGGCAGCGTGCCGGCCGTCGCCCGCTTGGGCGCCACTGCCGTGAGCGACGTGCTCGACACATACGTTGTCGCATAGGGAATGCCGTTCACCCAGATGACCGATTGCGGCGTGAAGCCGACGCCGGTCGCAGTCACCGTGGCGGTGCCGGTGCCGGATGCCGTCGACGGGCCGGCGGTCGTGAGTGTCGGGTTAGTCGTGGGCGAGAGGCTCGATGCGTGTGTCTGGTTCGGCGCGACCGGTCCCGCGCCGACGGACGGAGCTGGGAGCGCTGGCCCGGTGGACGCCGTCACCATCTGCCAGGTGCCGGCCACCGCGCCCGCGATGCCGCCGCCCGTGCCGGAGTACGGCAGGAACGTATTCGGGTTATAGTCGTTCGCAGTTGCGCCGTAGATCTTCTGCACCACCACTTCGGTGCCGGCGCCCTCGTGCGCAACGCTGGTGCTCGCTGGCACCGGCCCGGCGTCGGACACATCGGTGAGCAGTGTCCCAGTGCCCGGATATGTGCCGACTGTGCTGTGCACGCCCGTTCCGCCGGCGCCGGTCGCCGCCACACTGAGCGCGGGGCCTGCGGTGTCGTTGGCACTGGTGCCTGCCGTCAGCGCCGCCGTGTTGGTCTTGAAGGCGGGTAGAACCGCACCCGTGCCGGGGCCTGAGAGCGCCACGCCGCCCGCGGCGTCATCGAAATACGGCGGCGGGTTCGGGTTCACGCCGTAGGGCGACTGCGGCGCCTTGTTGGCATCGAGGTTGAACACATTGTCGTAGGTGTTCCGCCTGTAGTTCGGCGGGTTAGGCGCCGTCGTGCCCGTAGAGGACATGTTGGTCGGCGGTGTGGGGTTCGGCGGCGTCACGGTCAGCGCGGATTGGGCCATGGTGTTCTAACTCCCATTCTGGTTACTGTGCATATTGGTCTTGCGCGGCGAGCGCGCCCATCAGCCAGTCGTCACCAGCCATCAAAAACCTCTGGAACGCCCCTTGAATGGCGCCGCCGCCGGAACCCGATTCTCGATATTTCTCGACATCGGCCGCTGCGCCATGGCGTCCATGAAACGCTCGGGGTTGGCCAGCGACCCGATCGCGTGCGTCGCATCCATGAAGTCCCTGTAATCGGATTCCGGCAGCGGCAGCGGCGCAGGCGGCCCGTACGGCCGCCTGCCAATGTCGTATAGGCCGGCGTCTGCGGCAAGCTGGTTATAGCGGTCTTGCGCGAACAGTTCCGATAGCTTGCTCATGGCTTCAGGCCCCGTCCGTCACTTCGGCTCCGGCGTCTCCGAGGGAAGCGTTCCGGGCGTCAGCGACGGATCAACCACCACGTAGCGCCAGCCGTAGCCTGGGATGCCAGCCAGCACGACAAACGTCTGCGGTGGCAATACGATCGGGTGCGCCGGCAGGCCAGGGTCCGGCTGTTCGATCGGATGCGTTGGTCTACCGGGCGGCCCAGCGATCGGGTGCGAAGGATGCCCGACCGGCGGCCAGATCATGCCAGGCGGCAGCGCAATTGGCTGCTCCGGTCTGCCGGGTGGCACTGGCACGATCGGGTGCGCCGGCACCGGCGGCGGCCAGACGCCGGGCGGTGGCGATGGCAATACGATCGGGTGCGAGGGATGCTCGCCGCTGACGCCCCAGCCGGGATCGACGGGATCGATCGGGGGCGCGATCGGATGCTCAGGCGAGCCCGGTGTTCCCGGCATTGGGATAAAGTATCCTTGTACGTAAGGCATTGCATTAGTCTCCTTTGGTTGGTGGTTGTCGTGCGCAGTCGTACTTTCGCGGGCTTTCAAGATACTCTCGCGCCATTTGTGGCCGCAAGCTCGCCGGCGATGGCTTTGCAGACCGCCTCGAATTGCTCGCGATAAAGTTTGGCGTCGGCCGTGCTGTCCACGAAACAGACCTCGATTAGCACCGCCGGCATTTTGGTGTTGTTCAAGAAAAACAGATCGGTGCGCTTCTTGCCGCCACGGTCGGTGAAGCCGCATGCCGCGATGCTTGCCGATAAATCGTCAGCGAGCGCGCTTTGCGTAACGTAGAGCACCTCGACACCCATCGAATTATCTGTCTCAACGTAGGCGTTGAAGTGCACGCTGATATCGAGGTCTCGCGTTTGCGCGTTGTGATAGTTCACGATTGTTTTCAAATTGGTATTCTGATCGCGGCTGGTGTCGTCATGAAAGGTCTTCACCTTCACGCCGCGCTCTTGCAATATCCCGGCGAGCCGATCCGTCACACGGCGGGCTTCGTCGACCTCGTCGAGCACGCCCGAAGCGCCGCGCACATATTTGCCATGTCCGGATGAGATGACGATGCTGCCGTAGGCCACGGCGGCGGCGCCGTCCTCCTCCTGCGCTTTGTAGGGATAAAGCACCTCGACGGTGTCGTCAGTCGTGATGCCGAGCGCCTCCATAAGGCCAGGCGAAATGTCGGCGACCCTGCCGGTATCCGAGTGCGGCCCCCAATCCGCAGGGTAGACCTCAAACTCAAGGCCGGTCTTCGGCGCGCGGACCAAAGCGGTGTGCTTGAGCAACTCGGTCTTCGACGTGGACTCCGCGTTATAGTCCCAGCGGCAGGCGAGATAGAATTTTGCCGGGTCGAGCCTTCGCGCCAGCCCCGTCGTGCCGGGCGGCTGCGCCGGCAGGAACAGATGCGGCGCGTCCTCGACCTTGTAGATGAAGGCGAGCCCCTCGGAGGGCGACACGCCACTGTCGCCAGGCCCGCCGAAATGAGACACCTTACCGGAAATTTTCATCGCGCCCTCACGGTGCAGATCATGGTGACAACCTCCTTGGAAGTGGTGGCAGCGGGATAAGCTCAAGGGCTCCGCGCTGCGACGGCTGAACGATACATCGCGACAAGATGTCCTGCACGTTCTTCTGCGCCGTGAAGATTAGCTCCAGCTCATTCTTGCGGGCATCGGAGGCGGTGCGAAGCGAGAAGAACAGCATGGCGATCAGCGACAATATCACGATGACAAGTCCCAGCAGCACGGGGTTCGAGCCCATGGCTGTCACCAAGCCGGAAGCTACTTTGCCAGCCTCTTCCACCGGACCAGCCATGTTTTTACTCTCCACCGAGCTCCGCAATTACCCCTCGCGGCTGCCTCCTAGAACAGCGCGGCTTCGGCGGCGAGCCACAAGCCCAAACTGTTTCGCAGTCCATAACCTCGGCAAGTGCTGCGCCGCAACACCAGCAAAACTGCGTCAGAGCAGAAAATGTATGACCGTAAAGACTCATAGCACCGGCCCCGTCCTACGTTGGCATGAAACCGCCTTGTGGCTGAGACTGCTTGAATTGCTGCGCGGCCTGCCGCTCGCTCGCCCGCGCAGCGAGGTCGTTCTGCTTGGCGATCTGAGCGGCCTCCATCATCTGCATCTTGCGTGCGTCCGCCTGCATGTCCGCCTGCTTGCCGATGAGGTCCATTTGGTGCTTCTCGCGGTCGTGCATCTGCTTCTGATTGGCCGTCTGCACCTTGGCGGCGTCGTCGCCCTGCTTGGCCATCAGCTCGGCCGCCTTGATTTTCTCGTTTGACGCAATCTTCATCTTCTCGTGCTGATCCTTCATTTGTAGCTCTTGCGCCTTGAGCTGAAGCTCGGCTTGGTTCTTCTCGGTTTGCGTCTTCTGCTTGAGCTGTTCGATCTGCAACGCGACCTTGTTCGTCGCCGTGGTCGGATCGTCCGGCCGCCCGCCCGCCGCGAGCTGCTTGGTCTGCTCGACCATCTCGTCAATGGAGCCATCGAGCGAGCGCCCGACGCGGAACGGCGCCACGGCAAACTTCAGGATCTCGCCGGCGAACTCGGCCTTGCCGGGGTCGAGCTGCACCATCTGCGCGAGTTGCTGCAGCACGGGCGCGAGCACCTGCAAGAACTCCGCGCGGCGCTCTTTTTCAGCATTCTCATCGGATAAAATCGTGCTGTCAGTTTCTATATCGAGCACGAACGAGCGGGCGCGGTTGTTCTTGAAGAACGTCAGCACCTGCTCGATCGTCGTCTCATTCATCGCTGCCGATATCTCGCTCTGCAGGCGCTGCTGCTCGGCTTGAGCCTGCTGCATGAGCTGCTGCGCCTGCTCGGGTTGGGCTTGCATCATTTGCTGGCCTTGCGGCGACTGGGCTGCCTGCTGCACTTGTTGCTGCCCCATCATCATCTGCTGGTGCAGTTGCCCAACCTTCTGCCGCTGCATCTCCTGCGTCGGCAATTGCGTCTGCGACATCTCGATGATTGTCACTGGGTCGAACTTCTCGCAGATAATTTCGGAGATGATGCACACGAGATCGCGCGCGATGCGTGCCAACTCGTACTGCTTGTCGCGGATGCGCGTCGAGCCGTACTGCGTCTTGAGCTGCTGCGCGCCGAGCGTCTCGCCCGGATCGGTGGCGCCGCGCATGATGTCGGACAGCCCCATTATTTGGTAAATGTCGTCGATGACTTGCTTGCGCAGCGCGACGACGGCCGTGATCGTGGTCGCGATCTGGTCGATCGGCAGCCAGACGATGACTTCTTTGCTGCCCCCGAACGCCGCCCAATTACTGATCGGAACGAGCACGCGCCCCGGTGTTTTGATGCTGATCGCGGCCTGAATGGCATCGGCCAGTTCACCACCGCCGGCCGGGTAAAACCCTTTCACCTCCAATGCGTCGCTCAGCGCGTGAATGCGCGAGGTGAGCAGGTTCACCTCTTCGAGCTGATCCTTATATTGCATGATGTCGGGCACCGGCACGAGCGAGCCGCGCTGGCATGTCCCGTAGGCTGGCTTCGGGCAGGGGAAAAACCCCTGCAGGTCAAGATGCGGATCAGCCTCGTCAAGGATGTCCTCGCAGCCGCACGCCACCCACACCACGCGGCGCTCGCCCTTGTGCCAAATCTCCCAGAACTTCGCGCGCTCGCGATTGTCCGCGCCGCCGACCGCCTGCGCGTCCTTGTCGACGGCATATTCGGCGTCCTGGTAGCAGTCGCCCGAGTATTTATAAAACCGCTCGCGCGCCTCGGCGCGGGTCAAATAACTGGCAGCGGCAACCCACGTCACTTCATACCAGCAGCGTGAAACAGAATGTAGAAAATCACGCCTATGCTTAAAATCCACGCACACCTTCTCATGATCGTAATAACTGTCGCCCTTGCCACTTTCATAACGGCACCACGCAACGCCGCGGCCGATGAGCGCGACGTCGTCCCGTACCTGCATCATGAGATCGTTGATATACGCGAGATCGAACGCGACGGTAGCGCACCTCTCCATCACCTCCGATGCGGCCTGATAAACCGGGCGGCGATCCTTGAATTTTGGCACCACAACCGGCACCGGCGCCTTGGCATAGATGGCGGGCTTGATCACCTCGGCGTTGGCCCAGAACATTTGAAATTCTTTATCGCGCGCCGTGCCGGCCAAGCGCTCGAGGCTGGCGAACTGCTTGTCGATCTTGTCGCAGTGATCGTGCCAGCGCTCGAAGGCGTCCTCGCTCTCTTCGAGCAGGTTCAACCAAGCCTTGGCCTTCTTCGGCTCGACTGCCGGGTTATATTCGAGGTCGTCGTGCCTCGTGTCTTCTTCTGTCGGCGCGGGTGTCTTGTCGTCAGCCATTCACTCCTTCTGACTCAGGAGAGCTTTGTTGTTGAGCGTTTGATATGTACCACCAGGTCGATGACCTCTTTCAGATCATGGTACTGCCGTATCTCTTTAGCCACCATCTGCCGTGCGCGCTCACGCGTCACGGTGAGCCGGCGCCCGATTTCATTATAAGTGAGCCCTTCGATCCGCAATCGCCAAGCATGTTCTCTTCGCGCCGGATAGATTTCATCCTCGTTCCAGCGCGGCCCGCTCCTCATAGCCTCATATAACCGGTCCGTATGCTCTCTCCGCGCAATTTCATCCTCGTCCCGCCACGGCATCTCTTCTAACTCAGGAGAGCTTTTATGTTGCGTGTCAGCCATCGCCATCCCCGCCGTATACGACGTGTGGCATCCAGAAATAACCCTGCAACGCTTGTACCCAACCCACCTTGTATCCAACGCACCCAGTCGCCCACCAGGGGCGGCCTGCCACCGTTACTGTAGGCATTGCGCTTCCGCCGTTTCCGCCGTTTCGGGCGCTGTCGTACTCCGCCAATTTCCCTTGCAGCGCAACTATGGCTGCAGCGGCATCGTCGTCATTATTTGACCAATCAAACCAACACACCCGCTCCGCTTCGCATTTGACTGCCTTCAGCCGCTCGATCTCGACGTTCTGCCGCGCGATCTCCTTGTAGAGCGCGTCCACGAGGTCTTCGGCGTTGTGCGATATCATAGCCGTATGCCCTGTCGCGGCCGGTCGTCCGGCGGCGGGATGCGCCAGCCTGTCGGCGCGGGCACTTTGATCTCGCGCAGCGGGGCGGGCTTCCAGGACAACGCAAGATATCGGAAGCTGTCGACCGGATCGGAGCACCAGTCATGCAACGGACTTGCGCGGAAGCATTTCTTCTCGCTGTCCCACTCGCGCTGATACTGCTCGAGCGCTGCAATGCCCTTGTCCTCGCAGCGCGGGTGAAATACGCAGAGCGGCAGCGTGCGCCGTACTGCGTTGATGCCGTCCTGCAGCGAGGCGTCGGGCGCCAGCATCGGTGAAAGCCCCAGGCTCCTCATCGTCTCAACGCGCGTGCGGCCGGTGCTCAATTCACGCACCTTGGCGTCGTGCGGGACGTAGTCGTTACCGCTCCGCCAGCCGCGTGCGGCATGTATCTCCTCGATCTTGTCACGCCACCAGTCCAGCGATGCGCCCGAGGTCGAGATGCAATCATACAGGAATACTTGGCTGCCCACTGCCTGCCAGAACCACACACAGGTATCGTCACGCATGCCAAGATCCCAGCTCCGGTGTACGGGGCCGGCGATTGGCTCGATCTCCGTGATGCGACCCTCGGCGCGCACCTCCGCCATCTCGTAAGAGAATATCGCACCTAGGAGCCCGCTCGCCCAATCACACTGGTACTCTTGTTTCCAGAGGGCTTCACCTGGCTCACCATACAGAGCCCGATATTCCTTCAAGGCCTCGGCGAGCTGCTGCTCCGTCAATGCGCCGGTGGCGCGTGCGGTAAGTGTTTCGCAAAACCAGTCGGGGGATTTCTCCGCATGCTTGTACATTTCATAGGCATGGTTTCTACCGCGCGGAGTCGTTACGAACAGCGCCCATCCATCGTTTTCTTCGAGGATAGGTCTAAGGTATGCCCATGCGCTTGGGTTGGCGAGCGCCCACTCGGAAAACACCACACCAGCCACGGACGAGCCGACTTGCCGGTCGTACTGATCCGAGCCGACGACCTGAAAGGTCGAACCGTTCAGGAACCTAATGAACATTTCATTGTCGCTCGTGCTCGCCCGCAGTTCATGCGGGAAGGCCTCGTCAATACGACGCCTGCCGGTGTGGCTGTTGATCGCCGTCCAAATAGCTTTGCGTCCCTGTGCAAATTCGGGAAGCGCGTACCAAGTATTGCAGACGCGCTCATGCATCGAACGCGCACACCAATGCAGAGCAATGTCATCTTTTCCAGCGCGCCTGTGCCAACACGCAAATGCCCGCTTGCCGCCTCGCGTCAAATATCTCCACAACGCCTTTTGATATGGGCGCAATTTCCAGCCATTGATCGGAAGATCGATTTCGATCAACGCCTACTCCTCGTCGCCGAGCAGATGCCGAATCCTGATGAGGATTCCTTCTTTCCCATCCGTACCGCCGACTTGTTGCGGCGCCCGTCCGCAGCCGCGGTCGAGAATTTTGTCGGCGGCAAGCACGCGGGCAGAATCTGGCGTGCCGGTCTTCATGATTTCAACCAAACGCTCAATTGCGGCGGAGCAATGCTGCGCCGCCAATGCTTGGATCTCCGCAGCGGTATCTTCGGTTGCTTTCGACCGTCCTTTTGGGTTGCCAGATTGGCCTTTTACAAACTGGCCTGCTTCATTCCTGCTACCAGGCTCCACTTCAATGCCCCTGCATCAGCTTATCGACGTCTTCGCGGAGTTTGTCGACGCGCTCAGTGAGCGTTGTGAGGGCGTCAAACAGCGCATGCTCGATCGTCACGACATTCAGCATGATGTCGCGCCGCGCTTTGAGCAGCTCGGCGTCAATCATCGAGACGATTTTCGCATTGGCCATAATGGCGCAAGATGTCAGATAAATGCCTTGATCACAAGAGTGAGAACACCACCGCCGACACCGCCCAGCATCCATTTCATCACGAGCAGATCGCTCTCAATCCTGGCCAGTCGGTTCATCATCTTCTTTACCCGAATAGTTTCATGAACGCCGCGCCGGCAGCAAACAGTGCTGCGCCGCTGGTAAGTCCGCTTCCCACCAGCGCCCACGGCGCATAGCGGATTTCCTGGCGCTTGCGGTCATGGTCGGCGTGGGCCTGAGCGGATCGTGCCAGCGCACGGTCGATGTCGGCGAGCTTGGCGCGGATATCGAGCGCGTCGGTAATGTCGGCGTCGGTCATGGTCGTCATTGGTTGGTCCTCAGCGCAACAGTCAAGATTGCGGCATAAGCGCCAAATGTTGCGGCATAGGAGGCAAGCAAGCCGGCGAAAAGCCAAGTGCCGATTGTTTGCAGTTGCGCTAGGCGCCCCTCAACGGCGGAGAAGCGATGATCAAGGCCGGCTAATTGCCCCTCCATGACGGCGAGGCGGTTCGCGATCCCGGCTAGCTGTCCTTCAATTCTTTCCTCTGCGGTCATCGTTGTGCATTCTCGATGATTGCCCCGATGAAGATCAGCGCAAAATATGCGAGCAATATTCCGCCTGCTATTTCAAACATTGGCCGCCTGCTTGAGCAAGCGCTGTCGCAGCGGCGAAGGATTAGCTAGGGCCGGCAGCGCCACCGGAATTTGTCGGTCCAGACCTGCTTGAGCCCGTGTTTTTCACATAGCCCGCCGTCGCGAGCTATGCGTTTTTGGGTGGGGACGACCCCCCTATCGGTGGAGGGGGGGGTCTCGCCCTTCGGCCGCTCAGGGGGGAGAGGGACGGTCTCGGCCGCAACGTAACTGCCGGGGATGGCGGTCAGCCAGGCGGGCGGGTTGAGGACCCAGGGCTCCCACACGCCGTCCCCCCGGAGCCGCCAGGCGGGCGCTGGTGCGCTGGCATCGGTGCCGAGCCACCGGGGTAGCCACAGCGGATGCGGTTCCAACCGGTATGTGAGGGTCCGCACGGGCGCGGGCCTAGGCGCGTCGAAGTACTGCGCCTCACTGTTGCTTTTTGGCCACAGAAGGCCGGTCCCGCCCGCGAGCAGGACGAGCACCGAGGCGATGAGGGTGTGAGGGGTCATAGAACTGCCTCCGGGCCGATAGCCGCGCGCACTGCGGACATGTCCTTGCCGCGTTGCGGGTTATGCGGGTTCTTACCCATGCGAAACGGCCAACATGGGCAGTCGTAGATTGCACAGTGGCGGATTTCGGCAAGACTGCCGGATGAGCAGGGCTTGCAGACCGCCTCGCGGATTTCCGTCACTCGTTTTGGGAGGTCGTCTGGCCCAAGCCCCAGGAACCCGTCATGGCGCGCTTCGCCCTGGTGGACCCCGTGCATGACTCGTAACCGCAGGAGGACGCCCCGGATGCCGCCCGGGGATGGATTAGGATGTCCTGCTGCAGCCAGCAAGCCGATTGGCAGCAGCATTGGGTCTTTGCCGGTGAGGCGACCATCGACGTTCCGGCTGCAAAGCCAGTCGCGCCATTCGTGGTTCTCGGGCTGATACCCGGCTGGCGTCATCCGGCCACGATAGGCAACCGGCTTGACTGCTAATGGTTTAGCAAGGGTATCGAGGATAGACTCGTCATCGGGCATCGTGGCCTCCTTCACAGGCTGCGGTTCCAAGTGGCCGGGCGGCGTTAGCGCGTCGTCCGGCTGCGCCCAGCATACACGCTGGCGGGGCCGTCGCGCCAGAGGTTTCACGTGAAACATTTTTGCCACACCTCGCTCAGAAGCGGTTGACAAAAGCCGTTATTGTAGCTACATGAATTGCTGCAACCATGCGGAAACCAGCCATGCCCATCATGATGGCCGAGCTTTACTCGGCGCTGAAGGAAGCCGGCGCCAGCGAGGACAGAGCCGTAAAGGCCGCAGAGGAAGCAGCCAGCTACGAGAACCGGCTCGCTAAGATCGAGAGCGATCTTGCCGTGCTCAAGGGGATGGTCGGGATCAATCTCGCGCTCTCGCTCGCCATCATCGTCAAACTCTTCACGGTGGGATGAATGGGCCGCCCGCCGCTCGCCGCGCAGGACCGCAAGGTTGCTCTGACGCTGCGGCTCCCACGTGAGGTGGTCGAGCGGTTTCGCGCTACAGGGCCGGGCTGGCAGACACGCATGGGCATGGTGTTGTCGGATCATGTCAAACGTTCCCGCCGGTGGCCTGCCAGCAGCAGTCGCACCAGGGAATGACCCGCGGGTCCAGTTTTGCCGGGACGCGGTCGGTGTGGAAGCAGCCGGTGATCGGGCCGTAGACGCCGATGCAGCAGTCGGCCACCCGGAAACGCCGCACGTGCCCGGGCTCGCAGACGTACAGCACTCCGAGGATGGGCTCGACCTGCCAGCGGCGCTCGGACGCCATCCGCAGGAAGAAATCCTCCTCGATCCGGTAGCGGTGCCGGTATCTCATGGCGGTGCCCCGGCCTCCCGCCGGCGCCGACGGGCCTCAAGGTCCGCCGCGACGCGCAGCGCGTGCTTACCGTCGCCCTCCCATGGTTTGGGCATGGGTTTCATCGGACGCTCGCCGATCGGGCGGCCGAGCTTCGCCTCGATCTCTTCGCGGGCCGGCCGTGGCGGTTCCGGTGTTTCGACCGGAGCGCGCAAGAGCGCCATCGCGTTGTCAAGGTTCTCTCGGGCGGGCGCGACGATCGCCGCCACGACGTCGCACACCTGCACATCGTTGGGGGCATAGCGGTGGTCAAGGTCGGGGACCTTGCCGCGCGCGATTTGAAGGCAGCCCTCGATAATCGCCCAAGGCGGGAATTCCCGCAGCACCGCACGCAGCACTTCGACCGAGGCGTCCGCATATTCGCCCTCCTGGCGCGCCAGCGCCCGAAACCCGGAGAGCATCCCGTGCAGGGCAGCGTCCACCTCGTTGGCTTCGGCGGCCGTAAATGGGCGCAGGCCGTTTATCAGCTCGGCGGCGCGATGCTGCAACGCGGCCCGATTGGTCGGTGTCAGGGCGCGCACGATCTCACGCGCGCCGTGGTCGGGGATCCAGTTCGACCACAACCGGCTCGGCGTCTCGTAGTTCGTGAGCCTCGAAGGCGGCGGCCGCACGCCGGGCTGCTGCGACGGCTTTGACGGCGTGGCTGCCGCCGCGAGAACCGCCGGCACTAAATCCCCGATTGGTTTGAATTCCTGGCTCATCGGTCCACCTCTCCTGATTGATCCATGTTTCGGGGTTGCACCACGACCGATCGTCGGTTTTGGCCACGTAGCGCTCGAGCCCACTCCACAGCTCGGCCCACGCCACGCCGCGCTTGCGGGCGCGGTCGAGCTTGGCGAGCGCCTTCGGCTTTCCGATCTTGTTGGGGTACTTCGACCAGAATTGATCGCGATAGTTCTTCGGCCAATCGCACGGACCGGCCACTTCGGCCGGTCGAATGTCGGCCGCATCCGCCGAACCTGACCCTGTTCGATCAACTCGTGAGGTAGAAAGACTCTCTCCTAAATCTTCTTGTTGGTTGTAGGTTGTAGGTTGCTGGGCGTTTGCTGCCGTTTTGCTGGTACGTTTGCTGGTAGCAAAACTGCCATTCTGCTGGTAGCAAAACGCCCGTTTTGCTGCTGTGGCTTTTCCGCCACTACTGCCGGAAAAGGCCCTTTTCTCATACTTTTCGCGGGCCTCGGCAAGCTCCCGATCGATCCGTTTATGCTTCCAATTTGGTGAGAAAAACGGTGCAATTTTTGTTCGCAATTCCTTCCATTTTCGGTCAGACATGCGAGCGATCGCGGCGAGCTGCCGATCGTCGTCGGGAAGGCCGCCCGTGGTCCAATAGTGCATGATCAACAGGAGATAGGCGCCGTGGTCGACGGTGCGGAGGTGCCCGGTGTCCTTCAGGTAGTCGCCGATGTGGAGGGACATCCAAGGAAAGCTCATCTGCAACACTCCCCGACGATGAACTCGGCCAGGGCCGGCGCATTGCGGTAGATCTCCTTGCCGCGGACCCGGATCAAACGGATGCCGACGGCGTGCGCGTCAGCGTCCTTGGCCCGGTCGTTGGCCCGTTGCGCCGCGGTGGCATGGAAAGCAGCGCTATCGCACTCGACCAGGACGAGCGGCCGGCAGGCGCCGGGGGGCGTGATGGCAAAGTCGTAGCGATAGCGGCCCAGCCTGTATTGGGGGATGATGTCGAACTCACCGCGCGCCTCGACCAGCAGGGCGGCGCCTAGACGGTCCTCGATCGGGCTCTCGCAGTGCATCCGCCGCCCTCCGAAATACGCATGGCGCGCGGGGATGGGCTATGCCGCTTTTGATCGCGGCGTTCCATCTTCATTGAGCACGTCTTCACGCACAACGGTGGGTGCGTGATCGCGCAGGGCGTCGAGTGTATCGTCGAGCCAATGCGTCTCGTTCGCCCATGCGCGGTCTTGCGCGATCTTGTTTTTATCGATAACGCGCTTGCGCCGGAGCGCCTGTACTAAATTGATCCGGCCGCGGTTAATGCGAGGTCGGCCTGGGCCGCCCAGCGCAATCTGTGCTTGGTGTGGGAAGAGACCGTCCTCTGCTTTGTCTTCGAACGCTTCGGCGCTATCAAGTATCGAATTGGCCCAGTCGCGCAACAGGGCATCAGCCGGGTTCCCGTTCGTGTAGTGCTGATGAAAAAGCCCAATGACATCCGGCAAGATGTCATCGCGCTTATATTCCTGTTTGCCTTTCCTCGCACGCAACAACGCCAAGTCCGCATAGAAACCGCTCGGAAGTTTTCTCATGTGCTCGACTCCATTGCGTTGGCCAACGCATTCAGATAGTCGGCCGCCTTGCGCAGCCGCTCAGGCGTGATGCTTTCGCCGCGACTTTCCGCATGCGCGGCGTCGTATTCTGTGACGATGTCGTTTGCGTCATTTGGCGTGCGGTCAAGTCCACGCACACAGTCGAGCAATTCCATCGTGAACGCCCAGCGTTGCTGCTTGCGCGCCTCGGCCTCTTTTTTCATGGTCGCTTCTGCGGCTTCAAGCGTGATGCGCTCTGCCGCCACCGCTTCGGCTAAGTCAGGTCGTTCCTCGCTGAGTTTGCGGAGGCGTGATTGTTCATTCAGCGTTCCGCCGCGACGGAGCGCAAAGGCATCATATTTTTCCTTGAGCGATGCGCCTGCCTTCACTTCAGCGGCTGCGAGCGCATCGTCTTTGAGCAAGACATGCCCCTGCTCAACGTAGACAGCATTTGAACTAAATAGCTTTGCGAAGTGATCGCGAGGCTTGGTGATCAAGTGTAAATTTTTTGCACTTGATTTTCGATCCCCGCCTTGCGTTCTGACCCGCCCTTCCTTCTCCGCCTGTATCCACGCTTCCGCGGCTGCGATGGCGCGCTGCCCTGCGGTGAGGTTGCGCCGCTTCACGTTGAGCGAAACGACAAGCGCCAGAAGATCAGTGGCGCCGTTCACGCGCTCGAAGCGCGGCTCGATGCCAACCATCTCGCACGCCTTCAGGCGATTGCGGCCATCGACGAGCCATTCCTCTTCGTCGAGCAGGGTCGTGATGATGTTTTGCCGTTGACCGTTGGCTTTGATGTCCACCGCGAGGTCGGCGAGTTCTTCGTCCGTCATCATCGGAAAGAAATTTGCAACTGGGTGTATGTTCATGCCACCCCCCTTCCCTACGCAGCTGAATTACTCGGCATCCCCGACCGCCATGAAATCGCCGGGGCGCAGCCGGATTTTCCGCCTCTTGGCGTAATCCAGCAGCTTATGAAATTCGCTCTGCGGGATGAGCCCGCCGGTGCCGCCGCGCTGGCGCGAGTACATCCAGCGATAAACTCTTGTGAGATGCTTGCCGGTGATCTTCGTCACCACGTCCACCCCGCCGAGGCGCTCGATGATGCTTTTTGCGGGGTTGAGGTGTTCGGTGGGCATACGTCATTTTGCACCAGCCGCAAAAACTGTCAACCGCAACATTGACGTTTTGTCTATTGCGGAAATCGCAATTTAATAGTACTAGTGCATCAATTGATGCTACCAGTGCATCAGTTACGGAATCGATGATACTGTTGCATCAGTTTGTGTCTGAGTCGGTGGCGGACGATGACGAAGTTTGAAAAATCACAAGAGCGCCAGCAAGCGCCTACGGAATACCGAAATGGACAAAGCACGATTCACAGAGGCCGAAGAAGAGCGCAAGACCGCGCCCACAGAGTTCTCCGATTGGTTTGAGCGGGGGTTAAAGCAGCGCGGCAGGGGCGCCGGCAACGAGTTGGCAAAACTGCTCGACATTCGTCCGGAACTCGTTTCGAGAATGCGCTACGGACAGCGCCCGCCAAAAGCGCACGAACTGCGCATCATCGAAGCGTATTTGGGCGGGTCCGCCCCCCTCGGCATAGCCACAGGCCCCATCGGCGTAGGCGTGGACATCGAAAGACTCGTACCCGCCAGGGTGCGTGTGATCGGCAACCTGGTCGGCGGATCAAAAGTCATATTGCTGGACGGGAAGCTCGACGAGGTCGTTATTCCCGAACCAATACCTTTCAAAACCATGGCGATCGAGGTCAGGGGCGATAGTTTGGGCGGCCTGTTCGACCGCTGGCTCTTGTTTTATGACGACGTTCGCGTCCCTCCTGCGGCCCTGCACGACCTCCACGATCGCCTCTGCGTCATTGGCTTGCAGGACGAGACGGTCGTCCAGAAACTGCGAAACATTAAGGCTTTGGACGGCAAGCCGATTCTTTGGGCTGCGGCCGTCAAGCAACTTGTCCAAAAAATAGCCACATAGAAATTTGAGCTAGCGTCAAATTCTCGGTTGACAAATTTGCGGATTGCGCAATAATAGCTCCCATCGCAACACGGGAGCTAGCCATGTCAACCGCCTTAGCCCGCCTTAACACCAACCACCCCATCCGCCCCGCGCTCACCGAGCTTGGCGCCTTCGCCGCCGGCCTCCTGCCCCACCGCATCGTCAGCAACGCCCCCGGCCCGGAGGACGCGCAGGCCCTGGTCGACGACCTCCTGCTGCTCTGCGCCAAAGTTGACCGAGTGGTCGAGGCCTACGGCGAGTACGCCCACGCCCATTTCTCCACCCGGATCGAGATGCCGCTGTTCAAGGATCAGCTGCTCGGCGCGCTCGAAGGTAACGCTCTGTATGAATTGACCTCGGCGGGCGAGCGCGAGCAAGAGGATCGCCGGGAATACGAACGCGAGCCGCTGTGGTGGAACCGATGAGCATAGACACATTGTTATTAATCGCGATCTTAGTCGTCGTGGTTACCCAGTCTGTCCCCCGCGATGACTACGGGTGGCGAGAATGGCGAGAAGACCGGAGAGAATGGAAAAGGCTGCACCCTCCGTCACCACGATCTGAAAAATTGCGATTCATTGTTGGCTGTGGGGTCATCGCAACGGTCCTCGTCCTCTTCTTTTTGACCAGCAAATGACAGACATCGACCTTGAGATCCCGCCCTTCCTGCAAAGGCCGCGACATGGAGTTGCGCAGATGAAAACGATCGAGAACGGAGCCACGCCGGGCAACGGGCATGTGGCGGTGAGGGAGCCGGCGGTGCTCACGCCGCTGGACATGCTCAACCGCGCGGTCGAGCACAACGCGCCGATGGAGGTCTTGGAGCGGCTAATGGCCCTGCAGGAGCGGTGGGACGCCCGCCAAGCGCGCAAGGACTTCGATGAGGCCATTGCCAACGCCAAGGCGCAGATCGAGCCGGTCGTCAAAAACGCCACCGGGCACAACGCCAAAAAGTACGCGGACTTCGCGGCTATCGCGCGCGCGGTTGACCCGGTCATTTCCAGGTTCGGCTTGTCCTACCGTTTTCGCACGACGCAGACCGACCGCATCAGCGTCACATGCGTCCTCTCTCACAAGGCGGGGCACAGCGAGGAGACCACGCTGTCGGGACCACCCGACGCGAGCGGCAGCAAAAACGCGATCCAGGCCATCGGCTCGACACTCACATATTTGCAGCGGTATTCACTCGTGCAGATGCTCGGCCTGGCCGCCGCGAATGACGACGACGGCAACGGCGGCAAGAACGGCGGCAACGGAAGCCCGACCATAACCGATGCGCAGGTCGACGAGATCAACAAACTGCTGATCGAAACCAAGTCCAACCTCGTCCTGTTCCTCAAGCGCATCAAGCTCGAAAGCCTCACCGAAATCCGGGCCGATAAGTTCAACGAAGTCCTGGCGCTTATCCGCGACAACGCGAAGAGACGGGAGCAGCAATCGTGAATGAGATCGTCCAAGGCTCACCCGAATGGATCGCCATCCGGCTCGGCCGTGTCACCGCGTCCCGCGTTGCCGATGTGGTCGCGCGCACCAAATCAGGGTGGGGCGCATCGCGCGCCAACTACATGGCGGAACTCATCGCGGAGCGACTGACCGGCGTGGCGGCGGAAGCCTATGTAAACGGCACGATGCAATGGGGCATAGCGCAGGAAGCGGACGCGCGCGCGGCCTACGAATGGCTGAAACAGACCCCAGTCCAAGAGGTCGGGTTCGTGCCGCATCCAACCATCGCCATGAGCGGCGCAAGCCCTGACGGCCTGATCGCTGACGGCCTGCTCGGCGACCAGGGTCTTGTCGAGCTGAAGTGTCCCCAAACCGCAACACACATAGAAACGCTGCTCGGGCAAAAGGTGCCTGAAAAATACATCACGCAGATGCAGTGGCAGATGGCTTGCTGCGAGCGCGCATTTTGCGACTATGTCAGTTACGATCCCCGGCTCCCGGAGCCGATGCGCCTGTTCGTCCGCCGCATCCCGCGCGACAATGCGCGCATCGCGGAACTTGAAAAGGACGTGGTGGCGTTCCTGCAAGAACTCGATGACAAGCTCGGCGCCCTCAACCAACTGCGTGCTCTCGCATGAGAAATTAAAGTGTCCAGGCATCTGCTCATCCTGCACTCGGCTGCCGATCGCCAGCGCGCGGCGCGCTATATCGCGCTCGCGCCTTCCGGCACGCGCATCGAACTCAAGGCGAGCAAGCGGACTTTGCCGCAAAACGATTTCATGTGGTCGATGTTGACGGACATCGCGCGCGAGCTTCCTTGGCATGGCGTCAAGCTCACGCCAAACGATTGGAAATTAATTTTCCTTGATAGCCTCAAGCGCGAATTGAGGATGGTCCCGAATCTCGACGGAGACGGGTTTGTAAATCTCGGCCGCTCGTCCTCGGATTTGTCAAAGTCCGAAATGGGGGACTTGATAGAACTGATCCGCGCCTTCGGTTCTAATCACGGCGTCCAGTTTCACGATCGGCAGGAGGCAGCGGCGTGAGCTACGATTGCACATGCGATTATGATCCGCCGACCTTCTACGAGCGCTCGACCCCGACCGCGCGCAAGCAACACAAGTGCTACGAATGCGCCGATGTCATCGACCCGGGCGAAAAATATGAACGCGCCGTAGGTTTGTGGGAAGGCTATTTCAGCGAGTTCAAGACCTGCCAAGCCTGCGTTGATATCCGCCAATGGGTCAAAAACAATGTGCCATGTCTGTGCTGGTCGCACGGTAACACTATTGAGGATTGCAGGGAGGCCGTCGACGAGGCGGCTTACCGAGCGCCGGAAGAGACAGTCGGGCTGCGGTTCGGGCTCCTGCGACGCATCGTCCAGCGTGACAAAGCTGCTCTCACGCGCGGGAGGGCGGCATGACGGGGCGCGCCTACATCCCGTATCCCGAGCGCCTGGCCGCAGCGCTGGCCTGCCTGCTGCCGCAGGAGCATCGCGACGACCTGCGGCAGCGCATGGTCGACTCCGCCGCCGTCCTCGGCCTTTTCCACTTTCACCACATCACGTTTCACGCAAACCGCGGCTCGGACTTTTGGTGGAATCTCCATCCGATGCTGAACGCGTCCCATCGCGAGCGCACGAGGACGGTCGACATTCCCGCCATCGCCAAGGGCAAGCGCCTCACGTTCAAACACGAAGAGTTCCGCCGGCGCATCCTCGCCAAGGAACCGGGCAAGAGCGCCCGGCCGCCGTCGAGATGGCCGAAGAGGGCTATGAAGAGGTGGACGTGAACGAGAGGCTCACCAAAATACCGGGAGTGCCCGACAAAGCGACTGCGGTCGACGGCATGGCTCATTTCGCCGGGCCCGGGCCTTCCGGGAAACGGTGCAAGGATTGCGCCTTCTGGCGCTACTATCGCAAGACCGGAGAGAAGTGGGACCCAGAGCAGAACGCCGTCACCTATCGCCGCTACCGCTGCAGCGGGTGCGAGATGTTCTGGAGGCTCACGGGCAGACACGGGCCCGCGATCTCAGGGGAAAACCACAGTTGCAAGTACTTCAAGCCAGAGGAACAGAAATGAGGCACCCATGACGGCCGACACCAAAAGCCTGAGCGAGCGGCTTGAAGAAGCTAAAGCCAATTTAGCTCGGTTAGAACGAGAAGCAGCCAGCGCAACGTGCATTGATCTCGGCCACGATTGGCAATCGTTAGGAGGATGTAATTGCGGTTGTCACGAAACTGCACAATGTAGCGTTCCCGTTTACATTTGTCGGCGCTGCAAAGACTGCGATTACGGAACAAATCAAGAGGCAATAGAAATTCGGCAACGATGTGCATTAGATGGGCCGCCAGCATGACCGACACCAAAAGCCTGAGCGAGCGGCTGCGCACCATCAAATACATGCGGCGTGGTAGCCTTGTTGAAGCAAGTCAAATTGCTGATGAAGCCGCCGACGCGCTCGACGACAGGGACGCCGCAATTGTCCTCCTCATTTCTGGGCGCTCCAACGCCCTCGACGCTAAAGATGCTGAGATCGAGCTACTGAAAGAAGGGCGCAAGCTCCACGACGAATTAGCAGATCACCTCGAACACAAACTTGCTGCACAATCCGCCCTCCTCGCGCAAACGGCAGCGGCGCTGTGGCGAATTGTGGATGTCGAGGACGCTAGTAGTGGCAGTGACCGTGGCGACCTCGTGGCATCACGCGAGATCGCTCGCGAAGCTCTCGCCGCAATCCGCGGCATAAGCCGTGAAGACGGCGTCTCAACGCCTGATGCCGCCGGAGAGACGCATTAAGCGGGTGCCTGTGGGAAAAGTCCACAAACGTCAGTAAACCGTGGGAGTTGTGAGTATCATGTCTGAGTCCGAAGTCCTGCTTAAACCCGGGGATGCGGCGAAGGTATTGGGCATTTGCACCAGCACGCTGATGCGGCACGTCGCTGCGGACGACATCGCCTACATCATCGTCGGCCGCGGCGTAAAGCGAAAGTGCTACAGGTTCGCGCCCTCTGATCTCGCAGCGTTCCAACAGCGCCAACGAAGGATGATTGCAGCATGTCCGTCTACCCAAGAGGGAAAAAGGGCATTTACGTCTACGACTTCCAGATCGAGCGTGAGCCTTTTTTCGGATCGACTGGCTGCACGACAAAGAGAGAAGCGCTCGCCTTTGAAGAGGACTTAAAGAAACAAAAGCAGCGCGAACTTTCCGCCCGCAAGGCAGCCCGTGCCGGCGGGCTTACCTTCAATGCAGCGCTCGATCGATTGTGGGTCGAGGTCGGCGAGCATTACACGGGCACCTATAAACAGACCGTATTCACCGCCCTCCGGTGGCTGCTTGAGGACAGCGGCATAGGCGCCAATACGCTCTTGCGGGACATCGGCCCCAACAAAATCACAGAGGCGGTCGCGCGTCGGCGCGGCAATGGGGTGTCACCCTCGACCGTCAACCGCACGGTGACCGAACTGCTGCGTCTGCTTCTCAAGCGCGCTCGGGATAATTGGGAACAGGACGTTGTCCGAATCGATTGGAAAAAACACTTGCTTGATGAGCCGCGAGAGCGAATCCGTTCGCTCGCGACGCATGAGGAACCCGCGCTCATGGACACGATGCGGGACGACTACCTTGCCCCGATCCGATTCGCGCTCAAGTCCGGCTTCCGCAAGAAAGAGGTCGTCAACCTCAAGAAGACTGACCTCGATTGGGGCAACCGAACAATCTCGGTCGTGGGCAAGGGCGATAAGCCTGCAACGATCCCCTTGAGCACCGAGCTGCGCGAAATCTTGTGGCCGCTACAGAACCACCCAACCGAGTACGTGTTCACCTATGTGGCGAAGGCGACCAGGGTGATCCAAGGCGCCGAGGGTCGTTCGGTCATCCGAGGCGAGCGCTATCAGATCACCTATTCAGGACTGGCGACGGCGTGGCGGCGGTTCGGCCCGGCTAAGGCCGGGATCGCCGACTTCCGGCTGCATGACCTTAGGCACACGGCCGCGACTCGGCTCGCCCGCAGCGGGGCGCACCTCAAGGTCGTGGGAAAGCTCCTACGTCACAACGACGACGCCTCGACCAGCCGGTACGTCCATGTGATCGATGCGGACATCCGGGCGGCGATGGAGGCCGAAACAGAATCGAGACAGAAAGTCCCGCAAAAAGTCCCGCAAGTCGTCGAGAGGAAGGCTTAGGACCTTGAACATGCTTGCGAATCGGGACCGCGACCACATGCTCCCAAACCAGACGCGCTACCAGACTGCGCTATGCCCCGACGTGTGCTTAAGGCCCTATTTTATTAGGGTTTTCCGCACCCAATGGCAACCACCTCGTCTCGGTCAAAGTGAACGAAAAGGGCCTAAACGGCCCCGTGCGAAGCAGCAGGTCCCGCGAATCTACCGCAAATTTCGGTCGGATCGGTCGGAGCGATATTATCGCGGGCTATGCGACTGCGGCGAGCACGCGTGGGCAGTGCTGACCCAGGGGTTCGTGGCTTTCGTCTCGCCACAGGATGCGTTGTTTCTGAGCGAGGCGATGTGGCATGTGTTGATCAGTAGCGACAAACTGGTCTACGCGATCAGAATAAAGAAAGGGCGGCGCGTTCGTCTGCATCGCGAATTGCTGAGCGACCCGTCGAGCGATGTAGACCATCGAGATCACAA